ACTGTATTTATATTCCAAACTCCTGGTGCACTTTTACTTACAAAAGGTTCTTTAATTAAAACTATTCCTGATCCACCTGCACCACCAGATCCTGGACTTCCGCCTCCACCACCTCCACCACCGGTGTTTGTTGTGCCTGCAGTGCCAGGTCCATTATTATCTCCATTTCCACCACCACCTGGTCCACCAGCTCCTGCAGTAGTAGGACCTCCGTTTGCTCCACCACCACCTCCACCAGCATAAACTCCTGAATTAGGTGCAGTTGGAAAAGTCGGACTTACATCTAGCCCGTTACCACCAGCTCCTGATGTAGGCACTGAAGGTGCATTTGAACCAGCACTACCAGCTCCACCTCCACCACCACCAGTATTACCACCTGGTCCTGGTGAAAAAGAACCACCACCTGGATTTCCTTGAGGCGGTGCAACAGGAGGTGTATTACCTGCTCCACCAGTTGCGTTATTGTTAGAAGAACCACCACCAGATCCACCATCTGATCCTTGAGTGTCACCATCACTTCCACCTCCACCACCACCTGCAGAAGTATAAGTTACACATTTAGCTGCAACTGAACTTGCAACACCTGAAGTTCCTTTCGCTGGAAGAGCGGGTGCACCTGCACCTCCTCCACCAACAACTATTGGAATTGTTGAACCACCTGTTGTTGCTATTGGAATATTTCTTAAACCACCTGCTCCTCCTCCACCAGAGGATTTTGAACCACCACCGCCACCACCTGCAACTATAACTGCTGTAATTTCAGTTGTTGCTGGTTGCAGTGTTAAGCATCCAGAAGAAGTTTTTGTTGTGATGACTTCAGCTTGTGAAGGATTTACAGTGTTAGGGGGTCCAATTATTCCGCCATTTCCAGCCATAATCTAAACCTCCTAGTCGTCTAACACATCATATGAAATAAAAAGCGTTAAGTCACCTGATGCACTAGCTCCACCTTTTAAAGTGTCTCCCTCTTCAAGGTATATTGGTGTGTCTGATAAAACTAAAACTGCATCAGCTGGTACAGAAACTGTGCTCGCTATTTTAAAAGTTGCTCCTGAAATAGATCCACCTGTTGCTGCAGAAGTTCTTGTTGCTTTCGTTACTTGAACTGTAACATCAGCTGCAGATGATCCATCAATATTTGCAACAGTTATTCTATTTAATTTTACTAATTTACCAGTTTGAACAAGCATTAAACTTGCATCTAAAGTAGTTGAAAGTTCAAAGCCTTGCGACTCTCCGTTTATCGTTGCTACATTTACTATATTTGGTGCTGCCATAATTATCTCCTTTTATCCAAAAATCATCGCCATTGCAATAGCTTTACCTGTAGAAATTCCTGCATCAGCAAAGGATAAATTTCCTGAAGAATCTGATACAATTGCTTGTCCAGATGAGGTTGCATCGGCTGTTGGTAAGTTTAATGTAAAGCTAGATCCTACAGTAGCTGGTGCTCTAAGACCCACATATTGACCTCCTGTAGTATCTTCAAATCTAACTTCATTTCTATTTACTAAATTTATTTGTGAAAACTCTGAGAACACATCAACAATATTTGGATTAGTTCCATCGTCTTTTTTAGCATAAACAACTTTAGTTCCTTTGTCAGTTGCAGAAAAAGTTACGCTTGTGCCTGAACCACTAGCATACTGAAACTCAACTGTGAAAGCTCCACTTGTACTATTTTTAATTATGTAAAAATTTTCAACGTCAATCGGAATTGATACAGTAATATTTCCTGTAATAGTTCCAGTCAATTCTATAACTCTATTCGCAACTGTAGCTCCAGTTCCTCCGTCTGTTGGATTTAAAGGTGTGTCGCCAGTTCCATTTACTGCTTGTGAATTATATCCACCTACAATTTGACTTAAAATATTTAAATTTGTATTTGTTTTATCACCCCACAAACCAGCTTGTTCACCGGTCACCATTAATTCAACACCTAAAGGTGTATAACTTGAAGGCATATTTTATCTCCTGTTTAAGCTGCCAAGGTCCAATTTACTGTAGAACCCGTATTGAGGTCAGTATAAGTCACAGAGCTACCAGTGTCAACAGGTGTCCATGCAGTAACAAAAGCCTGACCTACGCTTGATGTTATCTCTAGTCCAGTTGGTTTTACAACAGCTGTTTGTTTAGTTGTTATTGTGCCTAAACTTGACGTTATTTGTTGTCCTGTAGGAAATGCTTTAATAGACGGAGTAGCTACAACTGTGCCTAAACCAGTGGTTATGGCAAATCCAGTTGGTCTAAAAGTAAAGCTAGTGAATGAATTTGCATTACCTAAACTTGTATTTATCTGCTGACCAGTAGCGTTTGCGTCAGCTCCTGATACAACTCCAGCGGATCCTATACTAGATGTAATAGCTATACCTGTTAATGAAACAAATTCATTATCAGATACTATAGGAGTTCCAACTGCACTATTTATTTGTGGTGCATGTGTATGTACAAATGTAGCGTCAGCTTCAATATCAACAACACCAAAACCAGAAGTAATTAGATTATTAGAAACTGTAGCTTTTGCACCAGCTTTTGCTAATGCTGTCCCTAATGAAATAGTTGATTGTAAACCAGTAGGTAAGACTGAATAAGCAGCTCCCCATGCTAAGTTACCCCAAGTTTTTCTACCCCAACCTACATTTAATTGAGCAGTTACACTTATGGAACCTAGTGATGATGTTGCAGATAAACCTGATACACCTACAGTAACAGAATTATTTTGGCCCCATCTGAGTTGACCCCACTTGCCATTACCCCAACTGTCAGGTGCAGCCATCTTTTACCACCTACGCTAATCTAATAATAGCTAATGTGTTAGTAAAATTCGGAAATTGAATTGTAAAAGTCCCTGATGTTGATACTTTGTTTGAAACAAAATCTAATACTGCAACTGATTTGTTTGCTTGTGATGTATTATAAATTAATGCACCCATAGCTGTAATAGTTGCTGTTAAGTATGAAAGATCTGCAAAATCTACAATTGCAGTTGTTCCAACCAATTTATGTGTTTGTCCTTGTAAAACTTTACCACCTGAAGAATAGTCACCAGTTGAATCTGTAACTTGTCCTGCAGTTGTAAAAGATGCTAATGATGGCCCTATAACTGATGAGTCAGTATATAAGGCTAATTTAAATTTATTACCACCAGAAGCAGCAAAATTGTGTGTTCCACTTAATAATTCATTTTTAAAAGAACTTGTTATTGCGCTAGTTGTTATTGCCATAATTTTCTCCTGTTTTATGGTGACGGTGAATCAATTTTAATTCGGATCGCACCATTGAAATAATCGTCTCTTCTTCTTCTACCAATCTGCTCTATAGCATACTTGGATATAGCATTTGTATACTGTTTTTCGTAATATTGCAACATGTCCATAGGACCCTTCAAATAGCCATATGCTTCTATTAAACAAGCGTATAATAGACCAGCAGGAAAGTTTTTACTTAAATAAGTTTGTGTATTAGTAGATGAAAGACCTGCAGGTTTAGCTACATAGCTAGCTTGAATGCTAAATGTTGTGTTAGGAACTGGTGCAAACATTAAAGTATCATTATCTAAGTTTGCATAATATTTCGGTACACCTGTTGCCTGAGTTGGATTAAACTCATCTATAAAAGTAGTGTCTCTTTTTTCTAAATATATTTTATCAGAACCGCTAGTAATTTGTAATGCACGTATTACTAAAGCACCATCTGGAAAATTTAAAAATTTTTGACCCGTTACCATACTCGCAGTAGCATATTTTCTGTCTGCATCTGTATTTACGTCTCTTAAAATTCTTTCTTCTGCATCTAATATAAAACCATTAATTATTGCAGACGTAAAAACTGTATCATCTACCTCTGTATAATTTCTAATTTTTGTTACTAAATCTGCATATGTTGTTGCCATTATGTTATAACCTTAACCTCTCCTATACTAGTTAGTATATCTAATCTTTTGCCTGCTGGCAAAGGTAACATTCCATTAGAACTAAAAGTAGGTATACCTAAAGTCCCTTGAAACGAACCTACAGCCACAGTCATATTACCAATATTATGTTGAACTCTAACATTCTGTAATGCTTGTGGATCTGCCCCATAAATCTTTGGATCTAATTGTGGTGATTTAGGCTCATATTCAGATACATGCACGAGAGCGCCATTCCATTCTTTAACCATTTCTAAATATGGAAAAGCTTGTCCTGATCTATCAGATATGGATTGAGCGTATTTACCTTTAGCAAATTTTGTCATTATGTAACTGTCGGATAGTAATTAGCTGGAGTAATAAATGTGCTAGATCTAGATCCGTCCTCTTCAAGTGCTCTTTTTATTTCATCTTCATAGTAAAGTTTTAAAGCCTGTGTTCTTTCAGGTGTATATTTTTGAGATAAATAAAAAGCTAAACCAGAAACCATACATGGTATCCATCTAAAAGGTACATCTGCTGTATTAGTATAATCTCCTGCGTCCTGTATTCTCTGTAAAGAGTAATATTTTAAATGTGTAAAATTTTGTTTATCAGGTGTAATATACAACGTAATTGTAGGTGAAGCTGTACCAGTTGTAACTCTTTGAACAAAATATTGTGATGGTGTGCCTGTAGATCCTTTATTTGGTAAAGATGCATAAGTAGATCTATCTATTTTAGTTAAAGAAACATCTAGATTATCAGATCCAGGATTAGCTGTTGTAGAACTATTTGATAAAAAAGCTTCAAGAACATCACTGGCACCCGCAACTGTGGAATATTGCGAGGTACCAGCTGTTAGTTCGAGAGCATTTAACTGAACTTTCCAAAGGTGGACACCACGGTTGCCCCACTCTGAAAATAAAACATTAAGAGATCTTCTTGCTTTTTTAAGATCATAACCAGAACTAGTTTGAATACCGCATCTTTCGTATGCCTCTTCAACTATTTCATCAATCGATAAATCGAATGCTGCTGTTCCACTGGTAGCCATTGGTCATGTCCTATTTTTTTAATTCTCTTACTATTCTTCTTTTTTCGGATCTAAGGTTTCTAGCACCTTTTCTTGTTTTAGCTTTTTCAGCATCAACACGACCAAGTTCTTCAAGTCTATTCATTCTTCTTGTGTTTGCTTTACCACCTCTTTTCATGTAACCCATTTTATTTCTTACACGAGTTGGTAATTTAGCTAGACCTGGATTTTTTTCTTTGTCTACAGCTTTTAATCCACCTTTTTTCATTTCAGAAGCTCTTACTCTTCTTGCTGCTTCTGCAACACCGCCACCCATCATTTTTTTCTTAGACATGCCGCCTTTTTTATATCTATCCATCATACCACCACCCATTTTGCCCATAGCTAATTGTTTTTTCTTTTTCATAGCTAAGCCAGCAAGAGCACCACCCATACCTGATTTCATTTTATCAGTGCTGCCTGATTTTTTACTCATCATTTTTTTTGCAGCCATAGCGCCTAACGCACCTAAAGCCATTGCACCCATAGCCATTTTTTTAGGTTTCATACCCATAGCCATTCTTTTGTGCATATTTATTTTTGATTTGTCCATTAAAATACTCCTTTAAAGTTATGTCCTTTGACTGCTATGCCAGTTCCTCTTGCACCGCCATTCACAGATCCGCCTCCAGCTCTATTGTAGACTCTTTTTTTATACTCTTTCATAAAGGAGCTACCTTTACCTTTTAAACGAATTCCTTTTTTAAGTGGTTTTCTTTTACTTAACTCTCCAAATGTAGTTTTACCTGTTATTCCACCTGCTGCTTTTTTTTCAATAATTAACATAATACCATCAGCTTTTTTCATACCACCCTTTTTCATACCAGGTTTTGTTGGTGCTTTTGGCCCAGGTAATTTTGGTTTTGGTGGTCTTGTTGGATCTGTTTTAGGATCTGGATATATTGGTTTTCTAGGTTTTTTTCTTCGTTTACCTGGTAAGCTTCTTATACCACCCATCGCCATACCTAATTCTTTTTTAAGCTCTTCTAATCTTTTTTGTTTTTTTGTAACATTTTCTTTTAATCTATCTTTATCTTTTTGTTTTTTACTAGGTTCTCCAGCTTCAACATTTTTTCTTTTACTAAATATACCAAATCCACCACTCATGAATCCCATATGCTTTTGACCTGTTTTTCTCATTTCACTCCTTTTTTTATTAGTGAATCTTCTTTTAGTTAATGCTTTAACAATTCTTTCCCTTCCAAACCTATCTATCATGTCAGAAATCGTAATTTTTTTCTTAGCCATAATCTCTCCTGTTATAAAGGGCCCTTTTGACGTTATAACTTATGTTATCTCGTTCTTCTAATATACTTTTTTTTACGTTTGTTGTCTACCAACCGTTTTTTCTTTATCATGGCTTTGGATGGTCTACCACCTCTAAGTTGACCAGATATTTGTTGTGGTATTTGTGCTCTACTGATTGGCATTAAAATAAGTCCATTGCTTTACCAACTATTGGTTTATATGCAGTTTTACCGTTTTTTTTATATGCATGTAAGTATTGTGCTCGTCTACCCTCTGGTATCCAAGAACAATGGACCCACCCCGAGTTGGGTTCGCCCGGGGTAAAAAATTCGAGAATGAGCTGATCTGGCTCGAGGTTTTTAAAAATCCAATCAGATAATTCAGCATTACTTGTGCCTAGAACTTCGAAATCGGCCGCCTCTGCCCGTGCATGTTGTGACTCGATCGAGCTACCAATGGCTAGGCACAATTTTGGTGATCGAAAACAGCTAGTCACCTTCACTCTGCCAAAGTGATCACGAACCGGTTGTAAGATATTTTCGCATAATAATCTTAGTTTTGTTATTTGATCAGAATTAGGATTATTATCAATCCCAAGCCTGATAGCTGTATCTGATTTGATTAATTCTTGAAGGGTAAAG